TAGTTAATCAGAATGGTGTGATACCATAGCTGGTAGACAAAAGATTACTCAGATAAGTCATATTAGCATCTACCTGAGCTTGTGTTAGTACAGCATTTTGAAGTATAACCAACCCGATATCACTGCTGCCAGTCTCACCAGATAGACTACCACCAATTAGAAGATTGTTGCCGCTATAGAGAGTTCTGGTAGTGGCTGTTGTTGGTGTACGCCATGTGGTTGCACCAGACTTACGCCAACCTGTTTGGGCAACACCATCAGAGCCTACAATACCGGCGAAACCATTCCACAGAGAAGTGTTTGCACCAGCTACAGAAAGTGCCGCTGAACCGGAAGACGCTGCCGACATATCGAAATAGTTTTGCAGGTTGTTAGTCTCAAGCCATTGCATAGCGTCACCACGGAATTGACCACCAGTAAATCGCCTGTTTGTGATCAAACAAGCCCTGTCTCCGGTGACAGCAGCCAACTTCGGTTTAGCAACTACGGTCCAAGTACGATCAAGCCCAGTGTTCAACCCGGTGTCAAAGTAGTTGGTAGCGTTCATTGTCATACCAAAACTACTTACAGTTGGTGTCCCGAGGACAGTCAAAGGTTTGGTATTGTCTGCATAGTTTCTCAGGGACGTGTTGACACTCCCACCAAACAAGTAAAGCCCGACAAGACCTTGCGGAAATGGTAGCGTGATGTTGAGAAAACTTAGGATATTTAGGTGAGTACCGGGAAGTACAACACTATCACCAAGCTTTACATAATTAGTTGTAGACATTTTTAATCACCTATCGTTAAGGAATTTTACACAAAGCCTTCCTGCATTGAAAGCAGCTCCAGCATTGTTCAAGTGGAAAGAATCGGCAAACATACCTAGGGCGTTCATTTGAACATAAGTACCAAATTCGTCATAAAGGCTGTAGAATTCACAACCTTTGTTTGCTGCAACCCTGCTCATGGCGTCCCTGAAACTACCGAGAGGTAGAGTTGCTACACCATCTGTTTTAGCAGGTGCTAGTAGGATAAAGGCTGCTGTTGGGACAGCGGACCTATAAGAATCTATGATAGTTCCCAAGTGAGTTTCATAGTCAGAAATGGTTACACCAGTTCTATAATCATTTGTACCTAAAATGATTATAACAACATCTGGGTCCAGTTTGGCAGCGTAGTATGGAATCTGGCTAGAACAGACAGCAATATTCTGAGCTACAGCTCCAGAGTTGCCACTCTTATTTAGGATAGCCCCAGCTACAGCAGAACGTGTAAAATAAAGCCCGTGCAAACGTACTGTACCAGTATTACCAATTGTTCTGACTTCAACGATTCTTGGGGTATTATCCGCAAGCCCTGTCAACTTTACAGACTTAGTAGTATCTGTATCTTCACACACAACTGTCTGCCAGTCAGCCCCGTCATAAGCTCTGTATTGGAAAGTACCATTCAAGTCTTGGTAGAAAATCTCTACTTCAGTACAAGTGATATTCTGAACCAAGTATCTCGCATCTGCTGCGGTCGTGTACATGGACTGTCCATCAATACCACAACCATGATCCGGTGCAACACCAGCGACAGAAGAGTCATATTGAGTCCAAACACCAACTAGTGTACCAGTGACACCGTTTAATGTGTTGGTCCCCGTGTTTACACTTACCCAGCCGTCTGCACTTTTACCAAACAAAGCATACAATCTATCAGCGATAGCCTGCGATACAGGAGAGAGTTGTGTCCAAGAGTCACCAGTCATCAAAACTTTAACTTGAGATAAAGCACCAGTTCTAATTTTAGCTGCGTTAGCTCTATACTTATAAAGTGTTTTAGAGTCAGAGAACGTCTTGGCTAGGTTGATTACAGGTGCGACACTTGCTGTGATAGATGTAGCAAGACTCGGAGAAATGCCAGTAGCCCCCAGAAGTCCATTCTCTAGGTAGATTGGAACATTACCAACAGAGTCTACTACAACTGGAACTAAGCTATTGGCGCTGTCGTTTGTTGGAATGATAGTTCTAAGGCCAATGCCTGCGGAAATTACATCAATCAATGCAGGAGACACCCCTGTAGCAGCGAGCAAACCGTTTTCCAGATACAGCGGAACATTACCAACAGAGTCTACAAACAGTGGAACTAGGCTGTTTGTAGTCGGGTATGTTGGCACCAAACTATCAATGTAAGATTTACTCGCGTATGTCCCTTGTTGGACAGCCACACCAGCACTATTCAAGTATAGAATCAGGAAGGTATTACTGTTTGGCACAGGTACGCTGAAATACTTATTTGTTGTGGAGTTTGTAGCCGCTATACCTGTAGCTGTGTCTGCATAGATATTAACACTACCAAGAACAGCAAGTGCTGTTGTTGCGGATACACTCGCAGATGCAGCACTTGCAGAACTCTCGTCTGCTTTGGTGGCAGAGGCTGTTGCACTTACTTGACTCGCTGTAGCAGAGCTAGCACTTTCAGCCGCTTTAGTAGTGGCCAACTCAGAGCTGGATTCACTACTGCTAGCACTTGCTGCGCTCTCTGTTGCAGATGTTTGACTTAGTGTAGCGCTGCTAGCCGAATCAGTTGCAGAGCTACTGGCTTCTGTGGCCGATACGGCAGCGGCATTCTTACTAGCCAATGCACTTGCTGCATCTTCTCTAACTTGCTGTACAAGCGGATTAGAAGCTGCTACATCCCCAAGGAGGATCAGAGCATTGATGTTTGTTTCTGTTGTGTTCTCATCGATAACAATCGAACCAATAGTCTGTAAACCATCAGAACCAGAAACCACTACAGAGTAGTTCCCAAGTGGACAGTCAACAGAATACTCTCCGTCTTCATCTGTGCGGAAGCCCGCCGTGACGCTCTTCAAAACTTGCTCAGATGTGGACTTTGCAATAAGCTTCACATAAGAGTCTTTAAATGGTTGTCCATTTGGTAGTAGTAGTGTTCCAGTTAGGATCATAATGTATTTCCTTATGTAAAGCTGGCGTATGCAAGTGCCAACTTCGTATGATAGTTATTCTTCATGTATTCAGGCCCGTTATACAACTTGGCAAACTTGGCCCAGTCTTTAGCTCGTAACGCAGCCAGCATACCCGGATTGATTTTGATGAATCTCACAAACATGTCCAGTTGACTAGCTTCGCTTTTATACGCAGCATTGACGAATGCTTGCACACTTGAATACCCGAGAGCCTTCCAGTGGAAGCCCATGATCTGGAACAATCCCCAAGAGCAGGATTGCAATGCACATTCACGATCAATCGCTACAGCCTTGTCAAGTCTTGTATGTTCAGCAGCGCCACCTTTGTATCCTCCAGCCTTAGGGTCTACAACGTCGCTCAGGGCTGGCTCTTTACCAAGCTTAGCCTTGAGTAGTTTGTACATCCAATGGCGCTCAAAGAGGATCACAGGAGCCCCAGAAGGGAGAAAGCCGCTTCCACGGCTCTCCACTTTGGTGACGGCTTTAACACAGGCAACTTCAACCCCAAGGGTTTCAGCAGCTTGTTTGTAGTCGTTGTCTGTTAGCATATTATGCTCCAATAGCTCGCCAGAATACCGTGTTTGCACGTCCATACTGGCCGATGGTGAAGCTGGATGTTGTGAAGGAGTGGGCATAGCAACTGTCTCCATCCGCATCAGTGAAGGAGCCATAGGTGAGTTGAACGTTGAAGATTGTCATAGCTATATGGAGTCCTACAGCAGTCTGCCCACCGTTCCCACCAACAACCGACACATAACCCCACTGCTCGATAAGACCACTTGGCAGTCTTTGCCATCCGTTTACACCAAGGGCGCTGGAGAAGTCCAAACTACCTGTAGTACCAATCGCGTTCATCGTAGCAGCGGAGCCAAGGCCAAGACTGTTACGAGCTGCCTGTACGTTTGTTAGGTCATTGAGGTTGTTTGTACGATTCAACCAAGTATTGCTGGCCAGTGTTGCAGCGGAGCCAAGGCCCAAGTTACTACGTGCCGTTGCCAAGTTAGTCAAACCTGCCAAGTTGTCAGCCTTCAGAAGAATGCTAGAGAGTGCTGTAGTGGCTGTGGAGGTTAGTCCAAGGTTTGTTCTGGCTAGAGACACGTTAGCCACGTCTGCAAGGTTCTGAGCAGCACGAAGGAAGTATGTCTCTGGTTGTGTAGCTGTAGATGTTAGTCCAAGGTTGGAACGTGCCAACGCAATATCCGACAAGTCTCCAAGGTTATTCGCAGCTTGGGCAAAGAACCCAATATTCTGAACAGCAGCAGAGCCAAGGCCAAGGTTTGTGCGAGCTGTTGCGTAGTTTGCGAGTCCAGACAGGTTCCCAGACTTCTTGAGATATACCGAACTAGCTTTCAACGGTGTGATAGCTGTAAGGTCATCTGTCCCAGTTTCTGTAATACCTGCTGTTGCAAGCTTTACTACACCAAGTGTGGATTCAGTTGCTTGTGTAAGCAAGCTGCTAACTTGGCCAAGACGCACGGCATGTTCTGGTTGTGTAGCAACATCAACAGCAAACACTTGAGACGAACTACCGTTCAACCCAGCAAAGCGAGTATCGCTCTCAACTTTGGAATAGACAGACAGGTTTGTACGAGCGCCTGCAACGTTTCCAATTCCAGCGAGAGACTGGTAGTTTGTGATGTGTGTGTTCAACGCTGCTTGTACAGCAGCAACAGAGCCGAAGTCTTCAAACGCACGTGCCCAGTAGGCGTCGTTCAATACGTTGGAAGGGTCTTTGTTGGTGTTAGTTTGAATACACTTGTAGATGATACCGTCAGAGCCTTGTGTGTAGCTTAGAAGCCCTTGGTACTCTGTTGTACCATCCCACTCTGGAACACCGTGCTGGCTGAAGTGAGCGATGGCACGGTCTTGACGGTTGTCGATCCAGTTTTGGTATTCGTATGGTGGAAGTTGAACAACCCAGCCGATGTTGACCTTGGATGCACCCGGATCAATCTTTGTACCACCATCAGCCCAGACGTTGCTTAGGCCAAGTGGTTTTGTAATGTTAGCCATTTAGTTTCTCCAATAGAAGAAGGGGCCGTAGCCCCTGTAATTATTTAGCGTCTGGAGCTACTGGAGCATCCAATGGGAAACTCTCTGTAGAAGGCCAGTCGCGAAGGCTTACACGATATGCTCGCCAAGCCTTCTGTGTTCCGATTCCAGTCTCTCCGTCTTGAACTCTGTTGAGCATAACATCTGCACGTGCTAGTTCAGCATTACGAAGGTCACGGGCTTCCTTTTCAAGAGCGGCATTCAACTCTGCTTCACCAATCTCTGGCTCAGGTGTATTACCTTCTGCCAGCCATTCAAGGTATTGAACATAGTGTCTATTGCCTTGTGCGAATGGAATCCACATTTCACTTGGAAGGTGCATAACACCTTCCCCTTTTAGTTTATACATAAATTATCTCCTGTTAGAGTTCAGCGTCTAGGTTATACAATCTTCCTACGATGGCCACAGTACCTACAGCAGAGTTCACCATTTCTAGTGTGTACGCAACGTTGTTAATAACGGACACGTTGCCTGTAGAAACGTTAGTGATAGAACCACCAGAGTTTAGGCTTACTGTTGGGGCTACACGCATTGCGACAGGCAACATACAAGAATTAATCCAAGGCATCGAAGACAGTTGAGCGTAGTATTGTTGAGATTGGGATACAAGAGTAAAGTAACGTCTACATTGATTAATCTGGTCTGTAATATCCAGACGCTCAAACTCAGTAGCTTGTGTTCCCAATTCAATCTGCAAATCTGTAACTTCAATAAAGTTACCAGCAGTCGATCCCCAGTTTGTGGCCCCAGTTGCAGAAATGAAGTTACCAGATTGCCATCCGTTGATAGATGATGTTTGGTATGTGCCAGTGTTAATTGCACCAATTCGAATCTGTAGTGAAGCGATTGTTGTATTTGGAAGAACAGCATCAGTTGGCACTATAGTTGTCAGTTCAACTCTACGAGGGGTGTTAGCAACCGCAACAAATGTGGAGACAGAACTCTTAGCACCACCAGAGTCTGCCAACGACACAGAATATGTACCACTCACGTTTGTATTGAAGATGAAGGAAGCAACCATTGGCTTACCTACAAAATCGTAACAGTTAAGCCCTTCAATCAACTGGTTAATACCTCCCCAGTAGTTAGAGCCTGTAGAGTTAGCAATAGCCGTTACAACTTGGTGACGAACAGCAAGTTTAGCAACACCGTCAACTGTCATGGTTGTACGCGACTGTGTGAAAGAGCCTCCAGCAGATGTACTGTTTGTAGCTCTGAATCGATCGACACCCCCATAAACAACAGCACCTGCGTTAGCTGTCACGGTTACTCTCTGAGATACACGGCAATCACCATTGATGATACGGTTACGGCCAGATACAAACTGGAGCTTATCTTCAAGTGCAGCAACTGCTACAGAAGCATCGTCTTGCGATAGTTCAGAAGCACCACCAATTAACTTGATTACGAACACACCAGTTACGTTGACAGGACGGGATTCTACACCACCAGAGTTGGCAATAATAGGGGAGCTACTAACATCTGCGTAACCTGTACCAGCAGAGCCGACACTACCTGCTGCTGTAGATGGGTAGATGTTTCTAACTGGAGGGCTATTAGACCATCCGTGTGTGTGGCTAAGGTTATCAGAAGCTTGGAAGTTACCAGCAATCCCTGTAGAGTTTGTACCATCACCACGAAGGAATGGAGCAGCAGTTGTGCCAGCAGTCTTACCGTTCAAGTCTGGAATACGGAAGGTTGTAGAACCGTCTCCAGTAGTGTAGCAACCACGGCTTGTAGATGTTGCCAACCATGTTGCATCAGAAACTACAGGAAGGATTCCAGAGTTAACACCAGCAAATGCAGCTTGATAAGTTGTACGTGTCAACAGTTGTCCATCAGCAGGAATGTATCCAGCAGGAATGGAAGCACGGTTAGGCCACCAAAGTACAGTGTACAGTGGAGTACCACCACCAATACCAGCCCATGCACCGTTCTGGTATCCTTCAAATTCGTTCGTTTCGTTGTTGTAACGAAGCATACCGTTTGCAGGAGATACAGTACGTTGAGCAGATGTACCAGCAGGAAGTGCAGCAGAACCAGTGGCACTGTCTTTATCAACTACAGACAATGTGATGTTTGCTGTACCGTTAAAAGAAACACCTTGAATTGTACGAGCTGTTTCCAAAGCTGTTGCTGTAGAAGCGTTCTTACCTGTCAGAGTCGCTGGGAGACGGGCCAAGGCCAGAAGTCCAGTTGTCAAGTTGGCAGCGTCGTCAGCACCAATTGTACCACGAACAGTTACGGCATCAGCGTCGTCCAAGATGGAACGTGCGAATACTGTCAAAGGTGTTTGAGCAAATGTGTCAGTACCTGTGGAGTATGCAAGTTGGTTTGCACCAGTTGCCAATCCAGCTAGGGCTGTCAGTGTTGCGTCCAACGGCTGTCGAGTGTTAAGCCCGTTAGTCAGTGCTGTATCAGACTCTGTTGTGCTGTAAACACCAAGAGTTGCACGCATAGCAGCAGCGTCAGCATCATCCAATAGAGAGCGAGCAAAGCCAGTGAAGGTTGTAACAGCCATGTTACCAGAGCCAGTGAAGTATGGCAGGTTGTTGGCAGAGCCAGACACGCTAGACAAACCAGTAAGGTTGGCATGAGATACTTGAGCAGCAAACAGAGTACGAGCAGCAGCAGCGTCAGCTACGTTAAGAACGCTACGCCCATAGGCTGTTGTAGCGGTGTTCTGTGCAACCCCCGCACCATCAATGTATGGCATTGTGTTGTTGGACACAGAGAGAGCTTTAAGTAGTTCTAGGTATGGAGCAGACTCTACAAAAGCTTTTACCCAGCTTGTCAGTGTAATTGGGTCAGAGTTTGTGCTTGTAGCAGTGGCACGATAGACAATGCCGTTACGTTGTACATAAGACTTGTTGATGATGTATTCGGTTGTGGCATCCCATTCAGGGAAACCTTTTTGAAGCATGTAGGCAATGTTGTTGTCTTGACGGTTTTCGAACCAGTTCCACCATTGACGAGGAACAACTTCAACACCCCAACCTGCTCTTACTTTAACAGAATCTGGGGCAACTACGTCGCCAGCGACGGCCCAAATGTCCGTCATATCATATTTAATAATATCCATTGTTGTTCCTTTATGTAATGAGGTTAGACAGGAATCCACCTACAGATGGATCATTCAGATCACCAGTACCAGTACCACCGGGAAATCCATCTGTTGCGAATACCCTTCCTGCTTGGAATTCTGTGTAAACATAACTAACACCAGCAGGTTTAGGAAGTAGTTGACCAGCACCTCCAAGGTCGAACAACAGCCCGCGTTCAACGTTGGTCAGGATTTTACCAATACCAATACGCACTTCGGCTGGAGCCAATTCAGTGATAGTAACTTGAGACGTACCGAACAAAAACTTGTAAGCGGCGATAACGTCCTCTGGTCTTGCGAGTGTTCGGTTCTTGATGATCTTCGCTTTGAGGATCAATCTGTATTCTTCGTCGCTTGGTGGTCGGCTAATACCAACTGGAGCGTCGAGAGAGTACCACTGCCCACCAACGGTAGGGTCAGTTGTGGAAGAGAAGGATTCACCTTGTGGGGAGCCTTCAAATCCGAAGTAGTAGAAGATATCAGATGTTA